ACTTCATGCGGCAGCAGCTGATGGCGGCGGCCGCCGGGTCGGGGCTTCCCTACGAGCTGATGACCGGTGACATGCAGGGCGTGAACGACCGGGCGATCCGCGTGGTGCTGAACGAGTTTCGGCGGCGCCTAGAGCAGCTTCAGTTCCAGGTGTATGTCCACCAGCTTTGTCGCCCAGTACGCAAAGCCTGGTTGGACATGGCCGTGCTCGCCGGGGCTTTGGAGCTACCGGACTACCCCCAGCGCCGGCGTGAGTATCAGCGTACCCGCTGGGTGCCGCAGGGTTGGGCCTATATCCATCCGGTTCAAGACGTCCAGTCACGCAGTATGGAGATCGCTGCGGGGTTCGCATCGCGCAGCGAAGTTTGTCTGCGCAACGGGACCGACTCAGAGGTGGTGGACGAAGAGAACGCCGCCGACATTGCTCGGGCCAAGGCCCTGGGCCTCAACTACAGCAGCCTGCCGGTCATTGAGGATGATCCTGATGAGCCCGGCGAAAAGGGGAAGACATGAAACCGTTGATGCCGTTTCGCATCTTCAACAAGGCGCCCTCGGTGCCGACAGTCGAAGATCAGCATTGGTACAAGATCACTGCAGCCGTGAAGGAGGAGGGCGCTGATGGAGGTGAGCCCACCCCCATCGAAGTCTATGTTTATGGCGAGATTGGCGGGTGGGGTATTACCGCCAACCAATTTATTCAGGACTTGAAAGCGGTCGACGATGGCGTGTCGCCGGTTGTGGTGGCTTTCAACACCAACGGTGGTGACCTTTTCGAAGGGCTTGCCATCCACAATGCGCTGAGCCGCCTGGGCGAGCGCTGTACGGGCCGAGTCGATGCACTGGCCGCAAGCGCTGGCAGCGTAGCGGTATGCGGCGCACATCGGGTGGTGATGGCATCGAACGCAATCCTGATGATCCACAACCCATACACCTGGGCGGGTGGGGATGCAGAGGAATTGCGACGTGTAGCCGATGTGCTCGATCAGGCGTTCGAAGTGATCATCGCAGCCTACAAGGCTAAAGCGCCTGATATCGATGAAGCTGAATTGCGCCGTATGGTCAACGATGAAACCTGGCTCACCGCCCAGGAGGCGCTCGAACTCGGGTTGGCTGATGAGGTTGGAAATGGCCTTCAGGTCCGGGCCTGCCTTGGCCAAGGAAACGCCATGGCGCGGTACCGAAACACTCCCCAGGCGCTACTGGACCAGCTGGCAAGCAGCTTGGAACCACCCGCAGACGATCCCGCAACGCCGCTTGAACCCCCAGCGCCAAGTCCCGGTGATGCCACAGCGCTTGCATTGATGATCACCCAAGCCTGTGCGAAAGCGGGGATCAGCAACCTGGTTGAGTCTTTGATTGCCTCGACCAAACTGACCAATCCGAGCGAGGTGCAGGCCGCTTTGAATCGCGCCAAAGATATACACGGGCTCTGCGTAGCCGCTCGGTTGCCAGAGCTTACCGCTGAGTTCGTGATGGCCGGGCTGGAGCCCGATGCGGTGCGGGCGCGGTTGTTCGAGAAGGTGGTCGGCTCAGGCAAGGGAATCGAGATCGACAACAGCCTCCCCCCGGCCGATGACGAGCCAGAGAAAGTCAGGGCCCAACTACCCAACCCCTCCAGCATTTGGGCTGCCCGCCGGCAGGCCGCCAACAGAGGAGCACGACCATGAGCAGCATCCAACAGGAACCGGTTCACGCCGGGGAATTCCTGCTTTCCGAAGGACCGGGCAAAATTTCCCGCGAAGCCATCAACGTAGCCGCTGGCTCAGCACTGGTCGCCGGTCAGGTGCTCGGTCTGGTCACCACGACCGGCGAATTCACCGCCTATAACCCTGCTGCGGAAGACGGTAGCGAAAAGGCCGTCTGTATTCTCTATGCATCGTTGGGCGAGTCCGACATTACCCGGCGTGGCCGCGCAGTGGTTCGCCTTGCCGAGGTACATGAGGCCCTGCTGACCGGTGTAGACGCGGATGCCGAACAAGCGTTAGCCGCTCATTTCATCGTCTTGCGCTGATCCTGTTACCCATTCCCTCAACCCCGCCGCCAGCGGGGTTTTTTCTTTCTGGAGTACCTCATGGCTGACATTGCCATTTTTCAAGACGACGCTTTCAGTGTTGCTGCACTTACCGCAGCCATCAACGATCAGGAGTATCTCCCGGGTCGCCTTGCCGCACTTGGTCTGTTTCAAGAGGAGGGGGTTGCTACCCTGACTGTGCAGATCGAGAAGGACGGTGACACCCTTGCGCTGGTTCCAGCCGGCGAGCGTTGCACATCCGGCCTGGTCGTTGGGGGCAGCAAGCGCACTCTGATCCCGTTCAACACGGTTCACTTGCCACAGCGCTTTGCCATCAAGGCGGACGAGATCCAAGGTATCCGCGCTTTTGGTAGCCTAACTGAGTTGCAGGCCGTGCAGGATGTGGTGAACAAGCGCCTGGCCAAAGCAAAGCGTCAGCTCGATGCAACGCACGAGTTCCACCGCATGGGGGCAATCAACGGCAAAGTGCTGGATGCTGACGGGTCCTTGGTGTTGCTGGACATCTTCAAGGTATTCGGTGTGTCCCAGCAGAAGTTGGCGATGGGGCTGAACGATGCGAATGTGAATGTGCAGGTACAGTGCGTTGAAGCGCTGGACATGCAGGAAGACGCACTCGGTAACGTCACCACTACGGGTGCCCGTGCCTTCTGCGGCAAAAACTACTGGAAAAAGCTGATTGCCCATCAGTCGGTGGTCGAGACGTACAAGGGTAGCCAGCAGGCTGCTGCTTTGCGTGGCGATGGCCGCGAAACGTTTGACTTCGGTGGCATCAGCTGGGAGCGCTACCGGGGCAAAGTATCGGGTGTTCCGTTTGTGCCTGACGACGAAGCCCGTCTGGTTCCTGAGGGTGTTTCGGACCTGTTCCTGTCTATCTATGCCCCTGCGGACTACATGGAAACAGTCAACACCGAGGGGCTGCCGTATTACGGCAAGATCGAAGAAATGAAGTTCGGCAAGGGTGTTGAGGGCGAAGCACAGTCCAACCCATTACACATCTGCACCCGCCCGCGTGCTGTCATCCGCCTGACAATCTGATCATGGCTTTCCGTGATCTGGTCGACGACGTGGATGAAGCGATCTTTGACGTACTGGGCGATCCGGCTGAGATCGATGGCCGCCCGGTTCTCGGGATGTTCTCGGCGCCCTGGTTGCAACCCAAGCTAGGCCAGATCAGGACGGCGCTTCGCGAGCCGCATCTCGTTATCCGGGTCGGCGACAACGCAGGTGTCGAGGTCAAGCAGAGGGTCGTGATCGATCTGCCAGCAGAAGACGGTGGTGGGACGTACACCATCGCTGGCAGTGAGCCTGGTGGTGATGGACTTGTAACGCTGATCTTGAGGAAAGCGCTATGAGTGTAGGCAGCTATTTCAAGCAGGCATCCAACAGCGGTTTGATCACGCTGCAATTGGATCCCGCCGGGGTGGATGTATTCGATCAGTTCACTCGGCAATTCCCCAAAGCCGCTCACGCAGCCCAGCGAAGGGCAATCAACAAGACACTGCGCTGGCTGCGGACCCACATCGCTCGTGCGGTTGGCCAGCAGCAGCGCATCGCTATTGCGGCAGTGAGGCAACGGCTTAGGGCGTTTCCTGTGTCGGGAAGCGGTCGCGGCAAGCTGTGGTTTGGTATCAATGCCATCGAGGCCAGCCGTGCGGGGCGGCCACGCCAAACACGCACAGGGGTGTCAGTGGCGGGCCGTAAATATGAAGGCGCGTTCTTCAAGACGGTATACGGAGGCAAGCCAGATATATGGATCCGCACCGCCAGTAGACACTTCGATGCTAATGACTACCCGGATAGCGAGGTATCAGGCCGCGGCGGTCACCGATCCGGCTGGATCTCCGAAAACGACAACCGCTTCCCGTTGGCCAAGGCCAAGATTTCCCTGGCGGACGTCCGGCCCCACTTTGAAGAGTGGACCGGGCGCGCTCACCAGCGCTTGGTGGTTGTGATGGAGCAGGAGTTGAACTTCGAACTGCAGAAATACCTACGGAGAACCGGCAATGGTCGATGACCCCATCCCGCTCGCTCAGGTCTACGCGGCCATGGAAGAGCACATCAGGCAGGCCATTCCGGGCCTGCAGTACGTTGGAACCATGCCAAGCGGTATTGAGGTGGTACCGCCGCCTGCTGTGGTGTTGGAGCTGGCCGGGTTTGAAAATGCCGACAAGGATCCTGGTACCGGTGAAGTTGCGGTAGAGGCTCGATTCGAAGCGCGGGTGCTTGTTCCCGGAGAGGAAGACAACTGCTTGCATGTTGCGGCTTTCGTTGCAGCACAGCTGACGGTGCTTTTGCGTATGCAGTCCTGGGGCTTGGCTGTGGAGTTCGCTGAGTTCGTGCGTGCAGAGCGAGATTGGAGCCGGCCAGAGCTGGACAGCTTTGCCGTATGGGTTGTCGAATGGACACAGGTCATTTATCTCGGTGAAGAAGAATGGCCCTGGCCCCGAGAGCCCGGCCCACTGGTCGTCGCGTTCGATCCAGACACCGGCCCAGGCAATGAGCATCACTACGTCGCGCCGGAGGCCTTGGTTTGACGTACGCGACCGCGCAGCACGACCGCATATTGTCGTGCATGGTGATCCCCTGCCGGGTGGTGGCCGTTGACCTGGCGGCTGCCATGGTGCGCGTTTCCGATGGCAGCGGCTGGACCAGTGCCTGGGTCCGCTGGCATGCCCAGGCTGCGGGCAAGGCCCGCCATTGGCGTGCGCCCAGTCTGAACGAGCAGGGTGCGCTAATCAGCCCGAGCGGCGAGCCCGCCCAGGGCACGTTTGTGCCTGGGCTCTACGGCAACGCCGGTGCACAGCCAGATAACCGTGAGCACGTAGAGGTATGGCGTTTCGATGACGGCGGCTCGCTGGTCTACGACTGGCAGGCAAAGAGCTACACCATCACGCTTCCGAGCGGCACGGTTGCTGTAAAGGTGGCCGGCAGTGAAGTGGTGGTGACCGATAACGCGATTACAGCCAAAGCGGCAGCCATCACCATGACCGGACCTGTGACAATCAACGGAGAGTTGAGCGTAACGGGGGACATTTTAGGCGGTGCGCGAATCATCGACACCGCTGGCAACACGCCAAACCACAAACACTAATAGCCCGCTTTAGCGGGCTTTTTTTATGTCTGGAGCATCTCATGGGAACCAAGAAAGCTCCCGCTGCGCCCAGTGCGCCGGCAGCGCTGATCTATTGCGACAAAACCTACGCGCAGCGCTCGCTATTCATGCCCAGCGGCCGCGAGCTGAAAGTGCAGCGCGGCCGCCTGGTTGTCCAGCCCGACGACGACGAGGCGCGCCAGTATCTGGACGCCCGCCGGGACTTCGAGGCGTTGAGCCAGGAGGGGTAACCCATGATCGGGATGGACCGCCGAACGGGTAAGCCGCTGTCGGGCCTGGCCCATTTGCGGCAGTCCATTGAGGACATTCTGACCACGCCCCTGGGCTCTAGGCGCATGCGCCCGGACTACGGGAGCACCATTCGCCGTTACGTCGACCTGTCGGTGAATGAGGGCTGGAAAAGCGCTGTACAGGCCGAAGTGGCACGCGCCTTGGGGCGCTGGGAACCCCGTCTGCAGCTGGAGCGGGTCAAGGTGGTTTCAGTCGTCGGCGGGCAAATCACCCTGCAGCTGTCCGGCAAGTACCTGGGCGACGACGCGGTACTGGAGATAAGTGCATGACCATTGACTTAACGGCGCTGCCGGCACCCGCAGTGCTTGAGGCGCTGGACTTCGAGGAAACGTATCAGGCCGAACTGGCTACCTACCGCCAGTTGATGGAGGACGACGGACAAGAGTGGTCCGCGCCGCTGGAAAGCGACCCGGTCACCAAGCTGATCGAGCTTGGCAGCTATCGGCGCTTGCTCAACCGGGCGCGGGTCAACGATGCCAGCAAGGCGCTGCTGTTGGCCTACGCCAAAGGTACCGACCTTGACCAGCTGGCGGCAAACGTCAACCTCAAACGCCTGGTCATCCAGGCCGAGGATCTAGCCGCGGTGCCGCCGGTGCCGGCGGTGATGGAGGAAGACGACGCGCTCCGCGAACGGGTACAGCTAGTGTATGAGGGCCTGACCACGGCCGGGCCGCGTAACAGCTACATCTTGCACGCCCGTAATGCCTCGGGCCTGGTAGCCGATGCCACGGCTGAAAGCCCGTCGCCGGCGGTGGTGGTTGTCACCGTGCTGTCGCTGGAGGGTAACGGCGCGGCCCCGGCCGATCTGGTCACAACCGTTGCAGCGCAGCTCAATGACGACGACGTGCGGCCGGTAGCGGATCGGGTCATAGTGCAGAGCGCGCAGATACTGCCGTACAAGGTCGATGCCAAGGTCTACATGGTCAGCAACGGCCCTGAGAATGAGGCGATTCTGGCGGCGTGCCGCGAGCGCCTGCAGGCGTGGATTAACCCCCGGCGCCGGCTGGGGGTTGAGGTGGCCAGGTCCGGGGTTGACGCCCAGTTGCACATCAACGGGGTTTCACGGGTTGAGCTGACCGCCTGGACGGATATCAAGCCCACCAAGGCGCAGGCAGCGTGGTGTACAGGCATCAACGTACTGCGGGGTACGTGATGACCAGCCTACTCCCCAACAACGCTACGCCGCTTGAGCGTGCCGTGGAGGGCGCCGGGACCGAAACCACGGCCATTACGCTGCGCACGCTGTACAACCCGGACACGTGCCCAGCGCACCTGCTGTACCAGCTGGCATGGGCCTGGTCTGTCGACCGCTGGGACGATGGATGGTCGGAAGCGGTTAAACGCTCGGTCATCAAGTCCTCGTTTTACATCCACAAGCACAAGGGAACCATCGGCGCGCTGCGCCGCGTGGTGGAGCCGTTCGGCTACCTGATTGAGGTGGTCGAGTGGTGGAACATGGCCCCGGCGGGCGTGCCTGGCACCTTTGCGCTCAAGGTCGGTGTATCGGACTCCGGTATCAGCGACGACACCTACCGGGAATTGTCGGCGCTGCTCGATGACGCCCGGCCCGTCAGCCGGCACATGGTCGGCCTGGAAATCAGCCTTGAAACCAATGGCCGGTTCTACTTCGGTGCAAGCCTTAGCGAAGGCGACATTCTTAGCGTTTACCCGCCCATGCAGCGTGACATTGAAGTCATCGGCGTGATTGGGCGTGGGGGCCGCGAAACCACAATTGACACTCTGGAAATCGGATATGGCGGATAAGAACACGCAGTTCTACGCGATCCTCACGAACATCGGCGCGGCCAAGCAGGCCAACGCCGACGCGCTGGGCATCCCGTGGAAAATCACGCAAATGGGGGTTGGCGATGCCAATGGCGCCGAGCCCACCCCGAACGCAACGCAGAAGACGCTGATCAACGAGTGGCGCCGTGCACCGCTGAATCAGCTGAAGGTCGACGACAACGACCCGTCAATCATCGTGGCCGAGCAAGTCATACCGGCTGATATTGGCGGTAAGTGGATTCGGGAAATCGGTCTGTACGACGAGGCCGGCGATCTGGTGGCTGTGGCCAACTGCGCACCGACCTACAAGCCGTTACTGTCGCAGGGCTCGGGACGCACCCAGGTGTTGCGTATGAGCCTGGTGGTAAGCAATGCGGCAAGCGTCCAACTCAAGATCGACCCAAGCGTTGTGCTGGCCACCCGCGAATGGGTGACCGAGGAACTGAGCCGGCAGGACTTCAAGCACTCGGTGCTTGTGGCCACTACCGCCGGCATCAACCTGTCGGGCCTGCAGACGATTGACGGCGTGACCCTGACCGCCGGGGCGCGGGTGCTAGTGAAGAACCAAGCAGCGGCCAAGGAAAACGGTATTTACACCGTGGTATCAGGCGGTGCGTGGAAGCGCTCTACCGATGCCGATACGACTGCCAAGGTGACCCCTGGGCTGTTGGTGCTGGTTGAGTCAGGCATGGTCAACGGTGACAGCGGTTGGCAGCTGGTCACTGATGCGCCCATTGCCTTGGGCGTCACGGCGCTGTCGTTTGAAATGGCCTTTGGACGCACGGGCGTGAACGCCGGCACGTACAAAAGCGTGCAGGTCGATAAGTACGGTCGCGTGGTTTCTGCGACCAACCCGACCACCGTTGCGGGCTATGGTATTACCGATGTGTACACCAAGTCGGAAACCTACAGCCGAAGCGAAATCGCCAAGGCTATTGCCGATTCGGTGACAACGGCGGTAAACGGTTTGGTCGACTCGGCGCCGGGTGCTCTGGACACGCTCAAAGAGCTGGCCACCGCAATTGGCAATGACCCGAACTTTGCGGCCAGCATGGTCAATGAGCTGTCCAAAAAGGCCAATCTGATATCGCCAAAGTTCTCCGGCTCACCTGAGACGCCGACGCCGTCTGCAAGCAGCACCGGCTTGCAGATTGCGAACATGAGCGCCTTGGCTACTGCCGTGGCTGCTTCGGCGCGTCAGTTCAAGACCGCAGTTATTGGTGTGAGCACGAACACCACGTTGACAGCCGCGCAGATGGGCAACGCTGTGCAGTTCAACGGTGGTGCTGTGACCCTGGCGTTACCATCGGTTGCCGACGTTGGCAATGGCTCCTCGGTGATGCTGCGCAACCCATCCGCTACAGTCACACAGAACATCGTAGTGGCGTCGTCGGGCTCGATTGTGGATGGTGGCACCACGGGCGGCTCGCTCGCTCTTAAACCCTTCGAGTGGGCAGAGCTGGCGTCATCCGGATCGGCCTGGTTCGTTGTAGGGCGCGGCAAGCTGAAAGAGGTGGCTGAGCTTGATTCGCCAGTGTTCACCGGCTCGCCGGAGGTGCCAACAGCCCCGCTGGGGTCGGTCAACAAGCTAATTGCCAATATGGCGGCGGTTGTGGCTGCGTTTCAGGCCTTTGGGTTGGGAACGACTATCGGCGTCACGATTCCTGATTTTGATGGCGTAACCGAATCAGGTCTGTATCGCGCAGAGGGCACCGCTAAGGGTTCGCCATTTCCCAATGCATCCATGGCGTTGCTTCACATCCAGTTCAACCAAACCGGTTGTTTCCAGCTGGCGGCGGGATGCAGTAGCAACATTAGCAATGCCCGCCTTTTCTGGCGTACAAAAGCTGGCGGCTCCTGGGCTGACTGGCAAACTGTGGCGCGCCTTGACTCGCCAGGCTTTACCGGAACACCGACTGCACCGACCGCCGCGCTTGGCACCAACTCGTCGCAAATCTCGACCATGGCGGCGCTGCTGCAGGCAGTGAATGCGTTTAAGCGCAGTTACAGCGGCAACGTGGTAGGCGTCGGGGCGGATATCACCTTAACCGGTGCGCAGACGGGCTATGCCTTCAACGCGACGGCGCCCGTTACCGTAACGCTGCCGGCCTCAAGCGAGGCGGGATCGGGCGGCACGTTTGTGATTCGCAACGTAAGTTCGGGCGTGGTCACCGTTGCTACAACGAGCGGGAAAGTCTTCGAGAAGAACAACACCGTGGCTGCTGCAGCCATCCAGCCCGGTGAATGGATCGAGCTGCAGGCATCCACTACAAACTACTTCATCAACCAGCGGGGCACGCTCAACGAGATTGGCAAGGTCATTTCGGACGCCATGGCCTCGTTCGGGATTGGCGGCTACAACGTCAAGTCAGGGGTTGATATCAACACCTTGACTCAAGGTGGGCTCGCGTACTGCATCAACCCCACCAACAGCCCGGTCGGCACTGATGGGCAGTCGAGTGCCAATGGTTATTTGCTGTCGTTCCAATACATGGATGGCACCGCGTACTGCGCCCAGGTGTTTATCCCCTCGTTGGTAGGCGCCTCGCTCGACACAATGCATTATCGCCGCATGACGGCCGGAAATTGGGGTGGCTGGAATACGCTCGCAACTACAAACTTTGTAGAGCTGGCATTCAAAGCGGTGGGCCTGGGGACAAACGTTGCGCCGTTGTGTGCAGACGTTGACGCGCAGGGCACAAGTGGGTTCTTTTATTTGGCAACTAAGTTGTCAGCAAACATGCCCTTTGATAACAATGGTTTCCTTCTGCAATTCCCGTGGAATGGAAACTCTGCCGCGCTGCAAATCTATGTAGCCGCTTCGGTGGACAAGTTCATGTATCGCGCCAAGAGTTCCGGCAACTGGCGCCCTTGGAAAGACATCCCGTCGCTGGATGGCGTTATCGGCGCTATCAACAACAGTTCTCGGAGTTTCCGAACACAAGCGGCCACGGGCATTGCGCAGAGCCTCACGCTCAACACCACTACTCATATGGGGTCGCTGCTGCAGTTCAACGCCGACGGGCTGACCGTGACGCTGCCAGTCTCAACGGGCGTGCCAGATGGCACAGTGGTTACGTTGCGCAACCCGCGAGCATCGGCGCATACCTTGGCGGTATCGTCTGGGGGGATCGTTGAAGAAGGTGGCACGGCCAGCAAGATGACCTTACAGCCCTATGAATGGGTTGAGCTGACGTCTTCAAGCACAGTGTGGTTTGTGAGTGCTCGCGGCAAGGTCAAGGAAGCGGCGACGGTAGAGCAGCTGCAGGAGGCTTGTGCGCCGCTTGCGCCGCTGAACAGTCCGCCCTTAACCGGTAAGCCAACGGCGCCGACGCAAAAGGTCAATGATACGTCGAAGTTGTTGGCGACTACCGAGTTTGTGGAGTTGTCCAAACGCAACTACTCGGGGCCTGTACTGGGTTTCAGTTCCAGCATGAGCCTAAGTGTGGCGCAGTCGGGGCGGTTGTATCAGGCGAACGCCAATAACCTGACCGTGACACTGCCCGCAGCGGTAGACGCGGCTGGGGGCACGGCTTACGCCTTCCGCAACCCCAGCGGCGGCACGCTTTCAATCAAGGCCGCCAGCGGCAGTATTGTCTCTGATGTGACCTTGGGCACGTTGGTGCTGCAGGCTGGCGAGTACGTCGAACTGGTGAGCAATACCAATACCGGTTGGTTCGTGTCTTCGCGGGGCAAGTTGGCCGAGTCGCCTACTGTCGATGCGATGAATGCCGCTGTTACGGCAGCGGCGCCGCCTGGCCAGGTCGCATACTTTGCGTGCGAAAGCCCGCCAACAGGCTGGCTGAAACGTAATGGCGCTGCATACTCGCGCACCGCTTACCCGGCGCTGTTTGCTGAAATCGGGACGAAGTTTGGCGCCGGCAACGGTACCACCACATTCAACGTACCGGATGACCGTGAGTTGATGGATAAGGCTTGGACCGATGGGCTGAACGCCGCAGACCCTGGCCGCGTCCTGTTCTCGACCCAGGCCGGGCAAATTGAGTCACACAACCACACCGGGTACACAAACAGTACCGGCGCCCACCAACACACCATGCAGTTCATTCGGGAGCGCATCACCTCGGGGTTTGTTCCCGATGGCGGAAACGCCGTGTTCGGTGATCAAGAGAGCGACGGGGTGCAAACGCTTGTCTCGTCATCGGCCGGCGCCCATAACCACACCCTGAACATCGGCTTCACAGGTGGTAACGAAAACCGCGTGGCCAACCGGGCCTATCTGGCCTGCATCAAGTATTGAGGTATTTATGACCGACGAAAGTCCGGACCTGCTGGAACTGCAGGAAGTCGTCACCCCGGAGGAACTGCCGGAAGTCGTAGAACTGCGCCCCTGGTGGCAGCGTGAAGGCGTTCAAGCGCCGCAGGTCTGCAATGTGCATCGTGGCACCGGTGAGTTCCTGGGCGTGTGTGTGGCTGATCCAAGCCCGCTAGAGCCTGATGTGTGGGCGTTTCCGGCTTACAGCTACCCCATTGCGCCACCTGATGTGCAGGCTGGCTTTGCTGCGCTGATCAACCGTGACGCCAGCGGCTGGGAAATTGTCGCTGACCACCGTGGTGCGACGGTCTACAGCACCGAGACGGGCGAGCCGCGCCAGTGGCTGGCCCTGGGCGATCTGCCCGATGGTTACACGCTGCAGGCGCCGCAATCGGAGTTCGACACCTGGCAGGGTGACAAGTGGGCGCCCGATGAAGGCGCTATTGCCGAGGCGGCGCGTCAAGCGGCCTACCTCAAGCAGCAGCTGGCCAACCAGTACGCAACGGCGCGCATCAGTACGCTGCAGGATGCCGTATCCATGGACATGGCCACCGAGTCCGAGGCCGAAGCCCTCAAGGCGTGGAAGGTCTACCGCGTTGAGCTGAACCGCCTGGATATCACCACCACTGCACCGGCCGATGACGATTGGCCAGGCAGCCCCAACGACGAAGCGCTGGCCGTGTGGCTGGCTTCGCAAACCCACTAAGCGCCCCGCACTGACGGGGCGTTTTCTTTTCCGCTGTACCTCAAGGCCCCGCACGCGGGGCTTTCTCATATCTGGAGAATGGTTCTATGAGTGGTTTTTTCCACGGGGTTACCGTAACGAACGTCGGTACCGGCGCCCGCAGCATTGCCCTGCCGTCGTCCTCGATCATCGGCTTGGTCGACACCTTCACCCCAGGGCCTGGCGCGGGCGCTACCCCGACCGCCAAGGAAAACGATCTGGTGCTGATCACCAGCGAGCGCGAAGCGGTAGCCGCGTTCGGCGCTGATGCGGCCATTACCAAGGCCTGCCGTGCGATCTACCAGCGCGCGAAGGCCGTCATTGTCGCATGCGGCGTGGCCAAGCTGAGCGACCCTGCCGAGCAAACATCGGCCATCATCGGCGGCGAGCTGGCCAACGGTAGCCGTACTGGCCTGCAGGCGCTGCGCGACGGTAAAAGCCGGTTCAACGCCCAGCCTCGTCTGTTGGTGGCGCCCAAGCACAGTGCTACCCAAGCGGTAGGCACTGCGCTGGTCGGGCTGGCTGACAAGCTGCGGGGCCTGGCCATCATCGACGGCCCAGGCACCACTGACGAGGCAGCCGTTGCCTACGCGGCCGGCTTCGGCGCGAAACGCGCGTTCCTGGTCGACCCTGGTGTGCAGTATTGGGATACCAGCAAAAGCGCCACGGTCGATGCGCCTGGCTCGGCCTGGGTGGCTGGCCTGTTCGCCTGGACCGACAGTGAATACGGCTTTTGGGCCTCGCCGTCGAACAAGGAGTTGGTAGGCATCACCGGCACGACCCGTCCTATCGAGTTCCTCGACGGTGACGAAACCTGCCGGGCCAACCTGCTCAACAACGCCAATATCGCAACCATCATTCGCGACGACGGTTACCGCTTGTGGGGTAACCGCACCTTGTCGAGCGACCCGAAATGGGCGTTTGTCACCCGCGTGCGAACGCTCGATATCGTCATGGACGCTATCCAGGCAGGGCACAAATGGGCGGTAGACCGCTCGATCACGTCCACTTACGTCAAGGACGTAACAGAGGGCCTGCAGAACTTCATGCGCGACCTGAAAGCCCAGGGCGCAATCATCAACTTTGAAGTGTACGCCGACCCTGAGCTGAACACGGCCAGCCAGCTGGGGCAGGGCAAGGTGTATTGGAACATCCGCTTTACCGATGTGCCGCCTGCCGAAAACCCCAATTTCCGCGTTGAAGTCACTGACCAGTGGCTGACCGAAGTCCTCGACACCGCCGCTTAAGGAGCAACACCACCATGGCAATGATTCCCGAAACCCTGGCCAACCTGAATTTGTTCGTGGACGGCATCAGCTTCCAGGGCGATGTACCCAGCCTGACCCTGCCGAAACTCACGCTCAAGATGGAAGAACACCGCCCCGGCGGTATGGACATGCCCGTCGAGCTGGACATGGGCATGGAGAAACAAGAAGCCAGCTTCACCACCACCGGCGTGCGCCGTGAGGCGTTGAACCACTTCGGCCTGGCCGATGGCACCGAGTTCAACGGCACGTTCCGTGGCGCTTTCAAGGGCCTGAAAGGCGCCATCAAGCCGGTGGCCGTCACCCTGCGTGGCTCACTGAAAGAAATCGACATGGGCGACTGGAAGGCCGGTGACAAGGCCGAAATCAAGCACGCCGTGGCGCTGACCTTCTACAAGCTCGAAGTAGACGGCCGTGTCGTTTACGAAATCGACGCGCTTGGCATGCGCCGCGTCATCAACGGCGTTGACCAACTCGCTGCCCAGCGCCAGGCCCTAGGCCTGTAATCCCCCTCTTAAATTCAAGGAAACCAATCATGACCAAGCCGCTGCCTAAGTACATCGAGCTGGATGCCGCCAGCGTTACCGTAACGCTGAGCAAACCAACCGAAATCAACGGTATCGAGGCAGACAAGGTCCGCCTTCGTGCGCCAACTGTGCGTGATTTGCGCATCGCATCCAAGACCGCTAACGGCGATGAGGAACAGGCCGAAATGAGTCTGTTCGCAACCCTTGCCGAAATTGGCGCCAAGGACTTGGAGGGCATGAGTCTCAAGGACTACACCCGCCTGCAGACCGGATACTTTCGCCTGGTGCACGAAGACGAGGTTTGACCCCCAGGTGCAAAAGGTGATGGCCAAGCGCCTGGCCACTGAGCTGGGCTTTTCGTCTGCGGAAATCATGACCATGCCTTACGAGGACATGGTCTGGTGGCTCACGGACTGAGCCGCTAAGGGGGTTACCGATGGCAAGCAAACTGGCGCTATCGCTGGTGATTGGCGGCGCGGTGGCGTCGTCAGTCGGTGCAGCTTTCCGCACGGTCGAAAGCGGCATCGACAAGCTCAAGAAAAAGGGCGACAAGGCCAAGGTGCTGCAAAGCACTATTGGCGAAACCATGAAGCTGCATGCCGAGTGGAAGCGGGCGCACGAAACCGGCGCGGCCAGTGCTGACAAGCTGCTGCGCAAACTCAATGGCAACCTTGATGCACTGCGCAAGCAAGGCGTGGAGGTTGGACGCCTGGGCCGGGAGTATCAACGCCTGGGCCGGGACGCCAGAGCCGCCGACCTGCAGGTGAAAGGACGCGAGCAAATCGCCGCCGGCCGGGCCTCGCTCAAGTCCACCGTAGGGGCTACTGCAGTGGGCATCGGCCTGACCGCCGTACCCACCAAGATCAGTGCGGACTATCAAGCGATTATCCGTGACATTGCAATCAAGGCAGACGCGGCCAACCAGCCCGAAGAAGTGCAGCTAAGCCGCAATGTCATTCAAACCTCGAATGACACCGGCATGGCCCGCAATGACGTGGCCGACCTGATCAACCAGCTGGTCGGCGCCGGCATGGAGCTGGACAAGGCCATGGCCTACTCCAAGACGGCGGCCAAGTTCGCGGTAGGGCAGGGTGCATCGGGCGTCGACACGGCCAGCATGATCATGGCGCTGCAGCAAAACGCCAAGATTACCGACCCCAAGGTGATGCAGCAGGCCCTTGAGGCCATTGCTTATCAGGGCCAGGCGGGCAGCTTTGAAGCCAACGACATGGCCAAGTGGTTCCCGCAGCTGCTGGCGGGCATGGAAAAGAACGGCATTACCGGCCTTGATGCTGTGTCGTCGCTGGGCTCGATGCTGCAAGTGCAGATGAAAACTGCAGGCAGTTCGGACGAGGCGGCCAACAACTTCAAGAACTGGATGGAGAAGATCGGCGCCGGCGACGTGGTCAAGGCGTACAAAGACGCCGGGATTGATTATCAGGCTTCGCTCAATACCGGCCTGCAGAAGGGCATGAACGTCATTGAGGCGTCCATGGGCCTGGCCATG